CCGCCAACGAGGATTTATACATTCCCGCCAATACGGTCTACACAGTTTCAGGCCGCCTGACCAACCACGGCCGCATTACCTGTGTGGGGCGCCTGAGAATCACGAACTGAGGAAAAACGATGAGCGAACTGGTACTTGACTATAGGAGCAATCCGGGCGCGCAGGGTGCCGGCATTGGAGCGGTCTATCTCAATGAATCAGGGCAACTGTCCGTGGTGCTGAATGATGGCGTGGAATATGTATTCACCAACCTGCAAGAAGCCAATATTTTCCTGGCGAAGAATACGTTCAACGATGGAACCTCTGCCGGCCTGACGATTTCAAACGTTGCGGCTCCGACCAAGCTAGTGAGTTTCGATGCGTCCGGGGTGACGGCGGGGCAGAACCGGGTGCTCAAAGCTCCGGATGCGAACATCATCCTGGCCGGGTCGGCCGCCGCGCTCAGCTCTGGACGCATGCCCAGGGTAACTACCGGGGGGATATTGATAGACGATGCCAACAGTCCGACGTGCGATGGGAGTGGAAATGTCGCGATAGTTGGCAATTTCACCGTCGGGGGGTACATCAACGTTATATCCGAAAACAATATTGGCGTCCCTGGTTCTTCCGGTTTTGGCGTCGGCATCTGCCCTGCGTTGCCGGCTGGATTTGCGGCGATGACAGGCACTTTTGATCGGTCAAGTGATAACTACGGGAATTATCAATATTCCGATGGCTCAATCATGTGCTGGATTCCAGCAATCTATTACAAGTTCGGCACCGGCACAAATGGCCTGGCCATTAATGCGGTGAGCATCAAGCCGCTGTCGGCCTATGCCAATGAAGCCGCTGCGAACGCCGATGGGTACGCGCTGCATCGCGCGGACTATGACAACGGCACGGCGCAACTCGGGCAATTCGTGGACAAGTACATCTGTTCCAAGAACGGCACCACCGCATCCAGCATCAAGAACGGCAACCCGCTCTCCTCGAACGCTGTGCACAACCCGTTCTCCGACCTGTCCGGTGCGCCGGCCAACTTTTATTACGGCGCCATCGCCGCGGCCAAGACGCGCGGGGCCGACTTCTTCTGTAATTCCCGCTTCATCTTCGCCAAATTGGCGCTGCTCGCTTACGCCCACGCGCGGGCGTCCAGCAACACGACCTGGTGCGCCTGGTACGACGCCACCTACAATACGCCCAAGGGCTGCAACAACAATGCCCTGGGCGACGACAGGGACGCCACCCTGGTATTCACGACGGATGGCTACTCGAATGCCGCGAAGACCGGCAGCGCGAACCTGCTGGCGAAGACTACCCACAACGGGCAAGCGTGCGGTGTTGCGGACCTCAACGGTGGCATGTGGGAGATCACACCGGGGCTGGCGACGGATGCCGGTGGCGCTGGGTATTACGTGCTCAAAACCTCGGCGCAGATGAAGTCTGTCACCGGCGGCAATAGCGGGGCGACGGACCTTTGGGGCGCAACCGGGTTGGCAGCGCTCTACGACAGCTTGGGGGCGACATATGAGGCGGCTGCGGCGTCGAGCGCGGCCAAGCTCTACGGTGCGGCTACGCAGGTTCTGAGCGCGGCCACAAGCGGCAATGCGTGGAACTGGGCGGGCGCAGGCGGCCCGCTGACCGCGGGGGTCGGTGGCACCAACGCTTTCGGGTCTGACGGGTTCTGGGATTACCGCCCTGCAGACATGTGCCCGGTCTCGGGCGGCAGCTGGAGCGACTCCTCGAGCGCGGGGGTTTGGGCGTTGCATCTCGCCCCTGTGCGGGGCGCCTCCAGCACTACCGTTGGGTTCCGCGCGGCCTTGTATCTCTGAGGCCCTGAGCGATAGCGATGGGGCTGCACGATGAAGCGCACCTGGATCAGAAATTCATGGAGTTCGCCAAACTGATGAACATCCATCTGAACCATTTTCCGAAGCACGAAAAGTACGGTCTCGCGCTCGAAATCAGGCGCGCGGCCTATGACGTGTACGGCTTCATCGTCGAAGCGCAGAAGCGCTACCAGAAGAAAACCACGCTGACGAACCTAGACATCCGCCACGAGCAATTGCGCATGCTGGTGCGTCTAGCGCACACGCTGGGTTATTTTGAGTTCAAGGATGGCAAAAAAGCAGAGAAAACACCGGCCGCGCTGGGCGAGCATCGGTATCTGGCGCTCTCGCGGCTGGTGGACGAACTGGGCAGGATGATCGGCGGCTGGATCGTCGCCGATCGCAAGGTGGTACGGGAAGCGTCTTAACATGTGCCCGATCTCAGGCGGCAACTGGAACAACTCCTCGAACGCGGGAGTTTGGGCGTTGAATCTCAACAATGTGCGAGGCAACTCCAACAATAACGTTGGGTTCCGCGCGGACTCGATTTCACCTCACGGGCCGCAAGGTCGAAGTGGAATTAAGGGAGATGCTTTCCGGCGCGTGGCCAGCGCCATGATGGTCGCGGCGAAATCGGTGTGCCGGCGCTTTTCTGGTAGGGCGTGCGCTGGAATCGCGGCACGTCTCGAACGTCAAGCGGAGTTCCGGCCGTGAAGCGCATAGGGCACCTCTACGAGCGCTGCTTTACGCCGGAGGCGCTGCTGGCTGCCTTCCATGCCGCTGCCAGGCACAAGCACGGCAAGCGCGCCTGCTTCAACTTCGAGAAGTACCTGGCGAGCAACCTGGACGCCCTGTACCGCGAACTGGCGGACGGCACTTATCGGCCGCGCCCGTACTACAGCTTCATGGTGTACGAGCCGAAGCCGCGGCGCATCTTCGCGCCGGCCTTCCGCGACCTGGTAGTCCAGCACGCCATCTACGCCGCGGCCGGCCCGGTCTTCGAGCGCGGGTTCATCGATCAATCGTTTGCGTGCCGGATCGGCTACGGCACGCACAAGGCCGCGGACTACGCGCAGGACGCGCTGCAAGCCTGCCCGCCTGGAAGCTACACGCTCAAGCTCGACATCCGCAAGTTCTTCTACCGGATCGACCGCGCGATCCTGCGCGGCCTGATCGAGCGCAGAATCAAGGACGCGCGTTTCGTGGACCTGATGATGCAGTTCGCCGACCACGGCGAGCCGGAGGGCATCCCCATCGGCAACCTGCTGTCTCAGCTTTACGCGCTGATCTACTTGAACCCATTGGATCACTTTATCAAGCGGGTGCTGGGCGTGAGGCGCTATTGCCGGTATGTGGATGACTTCGTGCTGTTCGGTCTGTCGCGCGAGACGCTGCTGATCTGCAAGGCGCGGATCGTGGCGTTTATCGCCGGCCTCAAACTGGAATTGTCGAAGTTCACCCTGGCGCGCGCCACGCGTGGCATCAACTTCGTCGGCTACCGGACCTGGGTCAGTAAGCGCTTCGTGCGCCGGCATAACCTCTACACCTTCCGCCAATCGATCAAGCGCGGCCTCATGGAGAGCGTGGTGTCCGTGCTCGGCCATGCCCGCAGAACCCATTCATTGCAGCACATGCTGCGGACCACCAAGGAGCAGCACCATGCCCTCTATCGTGAGTTACCGAAAATATATCGACAGCCAGGTCACCCGCGAGCTGCGGCTGCCTGAAGACTCGGCGCACCAGCGTTTGGGCACCGAACTGGCGACCGTGGATGGCGTGACCTACGTCGGCTTGCCTGATGGTGCTACGCTGCCCACAGACCAGCCCAGCGAGATTGCGGAGAGCATCTCTACGGTGGTGCTCACCGACGCCATGCGCGACGCCATCAAGGCCGCCAGCCCGCATGTGCGGTTGATCAACGAGCGCGTGCAGGCGGCGATTGCGGAGCGGTACTCCTACGCGGACGAGATCAAGCTGCTGCGCACGGCGCCGAGCCAGGAATGCATCGCGTACAACGCCTACGCCGAGGAATGTCGCGCCTGGGGTAGGGCCGAGAAAGCGAAGCTGGGGCTGGCATGACTCTGCCGATCCTGTTACTGATCGCGCTTGTCATCCTGCAAGCGCTCGATGCCTACACCACCTGGCGCATCTTGAGTGCCGGCGGCGCGAGCTGAATCCGGCGATGCGCTATGCAATCGAACAGGCCGGCATCATCCCGGCGCTAGTGGCTAAGGGCGCGATCGTGGTCGCTCTCGCATGGTATTTCTGCCTACCGTATCCCTGGATTCTAGGTGGCCTCGTCGCGTTCTACGTGAGCGCGGTGCTGTTCAATTTCA